ACTCCACTTTGCATTGTGCTTCATCTTCATTGCTGCTATTCTTAATTCATGTTCAGAGGGGCGGATGGTCCGCTCCGGGAAGGAAGGCATGGACTTGAAGCAGGTGTGGGCGGAGCTGAAGCCGTTTAAGTTTCGTCGTGGTCGGTGGGTGTTGTGGGCTTCGTTGTCGTCTCCTGTGATGGTGGTGTGTTCACGTCGGTCGTTCACCGCCAATGGCGTTCCTGTTACGTATGAGCAGGTGGTTCAGTTGGCGAAGTGTGAGCATGCGGCTCGTGCTCTTGAGCGTGAACTAGTGACCCTTCGTCGCATGGGGTTGAAGGGCTGCGATCTGGTGTAGGTCTACTCCCTATGGTAGAGTGCAACCACAATTCCATTCATCTCAACCAACCAGGAGGTAGTTCAAATGTTCGACGACAACGCCCACACCCTTTCAGATCTCGTTCAGGTCATTGCCGGCATCCATAAGGTCCCGGTGATTCATCGGTCATTCCTTGGTCATTACGTGACGGAGGTGAAGGGTAAAGACTTCAGGCTTCAGGTGTTCCGGCACCCGGAGACGACGCTCTACCTTCTCGATGGTCGTGAAGTGAGCGTGGAGGACGCCTACCGGGCGGCGCTCTCCGCTCTCTGAGTGAGACAGAATCCCGCTCCCTACCTACAGGTAGGGGGCGGGATTCTCGCGCGTGCTATCGGCTAGCCAGCGATTCCTAGCGTGGTCTGGATCCCTCTATAGAGGGTCACTGACCTTATTCGCCCGTCCACATTGCCTGAATGCTTGATGTAGAGCTTCATGTTATTAACGGGCTTGTCGAAGACTTGCGGTACCAATAGAACGCCACCAACAACACCTTGAATAGTCCTATTAAAGGTGATGACTGGGGTAAGTGGCGGGTTATCGTTTCCGCGGTCGAACCACAGACCCATTGATAGCTCACCATTACCAGTAATATTGATGGTTTCGCACTCTGCTTCTATAACCCACACGGGGCATAGTATTTGATTGAATGGCGAACTAAACGAAGTTGAGCTTTGAGTCTTCAAATAAAGCGTGCCGTTGGCGCGATCAATACCCGACGACCCCGTCCACGTGCTGAAGTTTGATTCAAACCTCATCAGCTTAGTTGAAATGGCAAGATGCCCCTCGATCTTATTCACCAATGAGGGCAGCGTCTTGATCATGTCCTGCTCGGCCTTGCTGATACCCACGCCGTCGGCACCCTTCATGCCCGGCAAACCTTGAGGACCACGCTCACCCTTCTCACCGCGAGGACCAGGATCGCCCTTCGGACCAGGGTCACCCTTCAACCCCTGAGCACCACTAAGCCCAGCACGGCCCTGAGGACCCATCTCACCCCTCTCACCCTTATCACCCTTCAACCCAGGACGCCCCTGAGCGCCTGGCTCACCCTTCTCGCCCTTCTCACCACGCACCCCAGGAATGCCCTGCTCACCTCGCGCACCCGTATGCCCACGAAGCCCCCGCTTACCCTCAGGCCCCTCAGGCCCTTCAGGCCCAGGATCACCCTTCGGCCCGACGTCGCCGCGCGGACCCCTCACTCGCCCCTCCTCGATCAGCCGCTGCGTGCGCGTGGCGACGTCGCGGATGCGGCTCACCTCTTGCTCGATCTGGGTCACGTGCGTTGGCGAGATGGGCGTGTGGGAAACAAGCTCGGCCATCTGATTCTCCCCCGGCTGAATAATGGTGTGCATGTCGATAACAGGAATTTTCACGGCATTCGTGCCGCGGGTCAGCAGAATATGGTAGGTCCAGGGCCCCGGCGGATTCGTCCCCTCATCTGGCGCGTAGACGGGCACCGTGAAACGGCCACTGACCTCGCAGACGACGGGCTCGACGACGATGCCGTCGGGCGTCATGACGACACGCGGATCGGGAGAGATGACGAGCGTGCCGCTCGCATCCTCCCCGGACGCCGACGTGAGGCGCCCCTTCAGAAATGCGAGCGACACGCTCGTTCACCTCACTTCAATGATTACTTGTTCTCGTTGTTCTTCTGAGTCAACAGGGCCGCCAGATATCCGATAACAGTCCCCGCGTACCGCTTACCGGCCTCACCCGGGCGCAGCCGGTCGGCGATCTCTTCAACGAGGGCGTGCGTCGCCTTCGTCTCCTCCCAGATCGCCTTCAGGTACCAATTGATGTCCCCCGCGTAGTGCTCACCCTCTTTGCCGCTGCGCAGCAGGGACGCGATCTCCTCGAGCAGCTCATTGCTGGATGCCATTTCTAACTCATCTCCATTTTCGTAGTTGTAGTTGTCTCCGTTGCGGTACCGAATCACCCAGTACCATTTTCCGGTCTGCGTGTAGGGGTGCCCCCAGTAGTTCCAGGCGTGCACCTCATTCCCGGTCGAGTCTCCGGCGTAGCCGTCGATCGACCCGTCCTCCGCGATCCACGCCTCGCAGATCAGCCCCATGCCGATCATGCACACGTGCCCGTCGGTGAGGAGGATGTCCCCATCGGTGGGCACGTAGTCCTCGTCCCACTCCCAGATATCGAATTTTCCGGACGCCTCCGCCTGCTGGCGCAGTGACCCGGTCCACACGTCCCGTGTGAAGATAGGGTCCCCGTACCACTCGAAGATGGCGCAGATCATCTCACTGCAGTCAACGTTCACGTAGTGGCTCGTGTCGCTCGGGCCACTGAGTGAGTAGATTGTCTGTCGCTCCGGTTGGCTGTAGCCGATGCAGTCGTTCTGGGTGATCGCGTATGCGATGCTCCCGAGACTCATCAGGACTCATCCTTGGGAACGTTGGCGTCAGCGACGGCGAGAACGGCGGCGAAGAGCGCCCCGAGCGCGTCAGAGACATCGGAGGTGATGTACCCCTTGACGACGAGCAGACCGCCGATGACGATGCCGATCTTGTAGATTGCGGACCTGAGAGCCGGATCAAGCTCTTTCATTTCTTCTCCTTCGTGATTGAGCTGATTTCGTCAACTCGGTTTTCGATATTACTTAGGCGCTCCATAACGCCCGGTCTCCGAGGAACCCCCGGACGCTCCTCCGTCCCCTGCCAGTCGGTGAGCAGAGTGGAGAGTCTTTTCATTTGCGGATGGATATAAGCCCATATGCTCCCGATTCCGAGTATAAGGCCGAACCATGATGTGATGACGCTTATGTCGATAATAAATTTCATAGAAAAAGTTCCTGGAAACCGTTACGAGACTGTGGAGAATCAAAAAATAGGCGCCCCGCACGGTACTTGCGGCGAAGCCACTGACAGATCTTATCGTTGCGCACCAACCCGATCTCCCCTTCCCGTACGTCATCCGTGATGGTGTACATTATACCCACTCTTTTCGGCTGACGGCGCTGGAAGAACACAGCGCTCTGCCCCACCCAGACGGAGAAAGCGCCCGACGAGCAGCGAATGCTGAAATCATACTGTGCCTTCGAATCCTTCTTGGCGACGAGCCTACCATCATTATCACGGAAGTCGTTCTGCACAGCATAGTCGGCGTAGGTGCCCGAGAAATCCTTGATGAACCTGCCGAAGCGAGTATCCATCACTTCACGAGCGAACTTCTCAGAATCAACGAAATGAGCCACAACGAAGCCATCCCCGAAACGAGTCAGCTCCTTCTCCGGCGTAACACCCCACGCCGCGAAGTACGGGTTCATGATGGTCACCGCGTTGGAGAGCATGAAGACGCGCGTTTTATCCTGATACCGGTCTACAGTGCTGTAGAAGTCCAGGAATTTCGTGACCTCATCGGGGAGGAAGCGGGTCACCCCCTGTTCGATGATGAACTCATCATAAATGATTGTTGTGACGAGTGGGAAGGCTACGGACTTCACGTGCCCGGCAATGCTGAGTGCCTGGAAGTACCCCATGGTCTTCCATTTATCGTCGCCTTCTAGGCGATACTCTGCTCGCGGGCCGTTCACTCTGAATTCGTAACCAGGGAATTCGTGGGCGATGTCCGAGAAGAAATTGTCACGATTCTTCAGCTCGGGCTTGTAGCGCCTTAAATAGATGAATTCTTCACCGCGTTCGATCGCATTCTTGATAACAATCTTCTTCGCACCATACGTTTTTCCAAGACCGCGCGCCCCCATGATCATATTGATGACAGCATTATACGAGAGCACGCGCCCGAAATCGTAATAAGAAAATTTCCTCTTAGACATAACGCTTCAGCTTCCAATAACATCCGGAGAACATAGATGCATTCCCCCAATGCGGCTCAGAATGCCCGTCAGGACCGCGCGCCCCAATAGTCTCCCCATTCTCACCGCCAGTGCAGTACTCAACATGGCCGCCACCAGAATACCACCGACACACGATCAGATCACCCTCACGAATCTGATCATACGCATCGAAAGCGCCGCCACCTTCAGCAACAACCCACCCATACGAATCAATCATCTCCGCAGTGCCGCCAGCACCAATATCCATGCCCAGGCACGTGTTGTACAACCACCACACGAAGCCGCTGCAGTCAGTCACACCCGTCTGATCAGGGTGCAGCCGCGCCTCATACCACTGGTGATACTCGAACTTGCCAATACTGTTTATGGCGAGCTCAGTGAGAGCATGAAGATCGCCACCACCACCGCCGCCACCGCCGCCACCACCGCCGCCTCCAGATCCACCCTTCTTCCCATCCTTCTGCGACTCTTTCGACGCCACCCAGTAACCATCACCACTAGGCATAGCGCGAGCAATGGTTCCGTCAACGAGATAGATGCTGAGCGCTCCACTACCGTCGCGCTTGACATACTTGATCTTCTTGGAGACCTTACCGGCATCTTTTCCAGCACTTTTGGACATATCAGTGCCAGACTCCCCGGGGCTGAGTTCCACGCCGTTCGTCTCCAGGTTGGCGATCATCCGGTACGCGACCTCATAGCGCTGACCGACCGCCCACCATTCACCCTCATACTTGATGGCCGCCGCCATCGAATCCAACGTCGCTGGCGTTCCCGCGCCCTGCGCCAGGCGCCCCAGGATTGACGCATAGTTCCCCCACCGGTGCATCACCACGATCAACAGCATGCACGCCTCAGTCTCGCCTTCAGGGTCCATCCCCAGCTCCTGACAGCGAGGAATGTACTCATTCTCCAGGTCGGCGAGCATCTGAGAGTTCTGGATGCGGTGCCCCTGCTCACTTTCCAGCACGTCACTGAGGGCCGACCGGTCGGCGCCGCTTAAGTACTGGTACTTCCGGGATCCGATCGTCCACGAGTCGCGTCCCTCCGCCATCCACCCGTCCACAGTGGCCCCGAAACTCACACCGCTGAAGCGTGCGAGAAGGTCATAGGCGCGTCCCTGCGTCCACTGTCCGATACCAAGAGAAAGAGTGTCCGGAGCAGAAATAATTGAATAATCGTTGCTCGCCTCAACGGTGGCGAGTGTGGCGATCATGCACTTTTTATGAATTTCGTCGAAAGCCATATTTTACGCTCCATAGAAAACACCCTCCGGCGTCCACCCATGACGCCGGAGGGCGACCTCATCCCCTTGGCAAGGATCAGTGTACCACAATGCGCGTGTTGCGCATGAACACCTTCGTGTCCTTGTTCGTCGGCCCATTGAACCGGAGCGAGAACGTGTACCGCCCCGCACCCTCATCCGCCTTGAACAGGGCCGCCACCTGCGAATGCACGTAAGAACCATCGAACGGGCCCTGAGAACCAGAACACGCGAACCATGACGTCGCACCGCTCGGGCGCTCCATGAACAGGTACCAGTGAATCGCGTTCGACCCCTGCGTACTGTGGTGCGCCTGCGCAATCGCCATCACTACGTCATCCGCATTCAGCTCCACAGTACCCGACACAACGGTCGTGTTCTCAGAGTCATTCGCGCTGCGAAGGATGCGGTCGTTCTCACCGGACTTGATCACTTGGTAGCGGGTGCGCATCACTGCAGCCTTGTCACCGGCTGCCTTCGCATCCGCGATGCCCGCGGCCAGACCATTCGCTGACTGGGCAGCGCTCGAGGCGCTTGCAGCGGCCGCGTTCGCCGTCTGCGACGCCGCGTTCGCTGTCGCCGTCGCCGTCGCCGCCGTCCGGTTCGCCTCAGTGGCGTTGGTGGACGCCGCCGTCGCCATCTCGACGGCCTTGTCGGACTTCGTCTTGGCTTCCTCGGCCATCGTCTGCGCCCGCTGCGCATCGCCCTTGGCGTTGGCTGACACGGAGAGCGCCGACTGCGCCGACTCTTTGGCGATATGGGTGTTGTCGGACGCGTCGTTGGCGGCCGCCAGTGCGCTGGTGGCGTCGCGCGCCGCCGCCGTCGCCTGGACGGTCGCCTCTCCCAGCTTCTCATCGATCATGTTCATAGCGCTGTTCATGTCTCCGAGCACGGAGAAATGGTCACTCGCTTGGTAGATCGGGAGCTGGAAGTTCTTGGTCCTGTTTGTTGCCGGCATTATTTTCTCTCCTTACGCTGGCACGAATCGGTTTTCAATGTCCTGCAGTGATGGCGTCTCGAAGTAGTCCACAGTCCACGACACCATGTTACCACTACCGGTTTTCATCATTTCCACAACCTCATACAGGGCATCCCTCATATTCATGCGGTTCCCTGTAATTGGTGAGAAAATATAGTCGCGATCAAATTCTCGGATGAACACCTTACCATTGGTCTCCATCTCAGAGATGCTCATCGGCAGATCGTCGATCTCTTTACACGTTGCAGCCATGCGAGAGAAATCCTCCGCCAACAACCCATTGACTGTATACCGGTTGTGCATGTCGAAGAGCAGTTCCTCCAGGGTGGAGGGACCACCGCGCAACCAATTCGTTACCTCAATGTGATCGCGGTTAATGCGACGATCAAGATACTCCTCCAACGAATTCTTGAAAATCTTGAACTCATCATCATACTTCGCAATGGCATCGCGCAGCATCTGTCGCACTTGCGGCGGCAACGCCTTGTAGTTCTCCATCTCCTTATTGAGATCAATAATGAGAGCGTGAACTTTCTGATTATAATCCCCCGCAAGCGACTCAAGCGCATTACTGAGCGCCGTCTTCAACCCGTCGTCAACCCACCGACGCATCTCCTCCATCATCTGCAGGTACGTGTACCCGTCCCTGTAGGTGAAAGGAATAGAGTTACTCAGACGGTAGTCAGGAGGAATGAGCAGGTACTCATCCTCAATAAATTGACCAGGGCCGGAATGCGGCCGACCTTCCAGTGAAACTGTCATTCGTACTCCTAATCCCCATGAACAATTCCTGCAATTCAACAATGATCATGAGATCAACATTGATAAACGTGTCACGCCACGCCGCAATAAGCTGAGCCGTATGCCCAGTATAGCCTTTCGACCGCGATTTGGACGACTGTGAACCACGAGAAGACGACTCGCCCGACCCACGTGACGTTGTCGAACCGTCCGTATCGTTCACGCCCCCACTATCGCTACTCACGTCGCTGGCCGCCGTCGCATAATCCTTGTCCCCCGACAAGCGCACCTGCGGAAGCTGAGACTGCACCGTCCTGGATTTCGCATCACTCTTCGACACGGTTTTCGACGTGGTTTCTCCGCTGTCACTATGCTCGCTGCGAGAGCTTGTGTCCTGCTCGCTCGCCGACGTCGAGGTGACATCCTGTGTGGACAGCGGGTCGATCTTGATGAGCTCTGCCTCATACAGCTTGTTGTAGTACGGCATGATCTCTTGCATCTTGGTGCGCATCTGCCGTATCCACATGTCCACGGTCTCATGCGAGATCTCGTTGTACCAGAAATGATCGATGATCTTCTGGTTCAGAATATCGCGGTACGCCTCATCGAAAATCGGGTACGAATCTAGCCCCAGTGAATTGGTGCCGTGGCGAGCAACAACTTCGCGCAGTTCTATAGTGAAGTCAGGCATTAGTAGGCTCCTTATCGCTGTGAGGGTTCATGGCTTCAAGATCGGTGCTCCCCAGTCCACCCATGGCGGCCTGCATCGCCATCATCTCCATCGGATCCTCCCCCGGCTCCGACGTCTGGTCAAGATTCCACTCGACGTGGACATCGAGCTTGAACATGCGGTTGATCTGATCGCACGCCGCGCGCCGTGCATTCAGCGCCACCGCCCGCATCCCGAGCACCTGCCCAGAACTGCCGCTGGCTTCCTCAACAACCATGCGCTCACGCTTCTCAGAGTTCACGTTCATGATGCCCAGCAATGTCATGCACTCATTCCAGGTCTTGACCTTGGCCTCCATGACGTCCTGAATCTGGTGAGGCTTGTACCCCGTATCGAACATGGCGACCTTGTCAGCCAGTGAATCGCGGTTCATGGTTTCGGTTGCGAAAATAACGGGCTGCCCCTCGACAACCTTATTGTAGGCCTGCACGAAGGTGTGGTACTCGTTGTTGTTAACCGCGAACACAATAGGGTGGCGCGCATTCAGCATGTTGATCTCAAGGGTGCGGTCGAAGGCTGCGAGCCGCTGCGCGTAGGTGTCGATCACGTCCCAGTCGGGGCAGCGCATGTAGTTGGCCCAGATAGGGACACAGCTCTTAGCATCCAGCGTCTTCGAATAGACTTGGTTTCCGTAAACCACGAACTCGGTCGGGTTGTTGTACATGTTCAACTGCCCGAGTCCCGTGGCGCGTAGCGCCATGAACCTTGCGAATTCCTGGTCGTAATAGAACACGGCCAGCGCATCATGCATAAGCGTAACTTCCAGGTACCTCGCGTCGATCGTCTCCGGCAGCCCCTGCCAATTAAACCGGTTGGAGCACAGTTCACTGATGATCCGCACGTACATGCGGAACAGGTGATCCTCACGATTCTGAGCGGGGTTTGCCCGCATTGATCCGCCCTCAGCAAAGGGGCGATATATCTGGCTGTTCACATAATCCTCGCGTTTCACGATCACCACTCCATATTGATGTTGACGCCGGGTAAGGGCTCGTTATCTGCGAAATCGGTTTTCCCAATCCTATCCGGATCGGACCACACGGTCACGCCCTTCTCGAAAATGCCGCGAATGGACTGGCGGAAACCTTCAGGACATGTCGTTGAATACAAGTAAGTCTCCTGCATCTTCCAATACGTGAAGTTAGTCATGCACTGAAGATTCTTCGGGACTTTCGTCGGAATATTCATCGCATACCCATACCGCAGCCAGAACTCACCGATACGCGTCAACGTACCGTCATCGATACGGCGCTGACGGCACACGAGCCGCCACCCATAGGTAGCAAGGTTGAAGGCGTCGCCGCCAACACCGCCCGATGTTGTCGGAGCGATCATCCGCGAGTCCTGCACCTTGGCATTGATGCCCGCGATCGCGTTCGCGTAGTCGCCGTTGGCGGCGAACTTCGCCATCGCCAAGTTCGTGTCCGCATTGAATTTCGCGTAGCTGTTGTTCAGCCCGGTCATGGCGCTACGGGCCTCGATCTCACGACGGTTGTTCTCCATCGCCATCCCGTAGGCCATGCCATTATTGATGCCGCCCATCAGTGCCGACGAAATGGCTCCGCCCAGGTTGCCGCCGGCGAGCTGGCCGATCGCGCCCGCGCCGGTGTTCAGCGTGCCGCCCAGCAGACGCATGTTGGCGTTGTACTCGGCGCCCTGCCGCGAGTAGGCGTTGGTAAGGTCGGTTGCTTGATTCGCCTGCATCATAGACGCCTGAGCCTGCGTGTAGGACGTGTCCGCACCCCGGATCGCTTTCTGCTGGGCCCAATCAGCACTCTGGTACTGGTAGTGAATCGAGTGCGCATTGCCCGCCATGTACTGCAAATACCCATTATTCGTCAGCGCGAACGTCGGCAGGGCACTGATGCCAGTCATGGCGTCGAAATGCTCACTGTACGCATTGTTGCCGTCACCGGTGTTGTTCTGATTGTAGCCATTGACTGTGAACATGATGCGCGGCCCCGGTGGCACAACGTGCGCCCACATGGTCACCTTCAGGCTCGTGTCCCACACGCATTCGGGGCGCACCAGTAGCGGAGCGCCGTTGAACATGGTCACCTCATAGACCATGTACGGGTAGGTGTAGAGCTTCCAGAGCATGCGGTAGCGCTCAGGAATGTTGTCCTCCTTGCGGAAGCCGGGCGCAAGATCGATAGTCTGATTGTTGTTAATACCCTCAGAGCCGAAGCCGGTGGTGATCGGGTAGACGGTCGCTCCCTGCTTCTTGGTGCGACGCTTCTTGTCCTCTTCATAGCCGGACGTATCCGGAGTCTTTGCACTCGTCAGCCCGTCGAAGTTAATAATCCCTTTCGGGATGGCGGTGATGGTTTGCACACCCTGGCTCACCCATGGGCAGTTGGAGAGGGCTTCGGCGAGGCTGCGGAAATTGCCAATGTCCATGGCGTACACGCACGTCGCGTTCGCCATGCCCCCGGCAAGCGATCCTTTCGCCGTCTGGAAGTGGGGGTCATCCTCGGTGCCATAATCGACGAGTAAGTCGATAGCAGAAGTGACGATGATGTCATAGTTGGCGGAATCGACGTTGCCGTTGATATGCTCGACGGAGGCCATGTCATGCCGCCACACTTCAGAGATGACGTACTCGCCGCCGGTGTCGAGCCCTTCGGGGACGGTGAGGTACTTGCGCCCGTAGTTCTCCCATTTGTCTTGGGCGGCGATGCCGATGTGCCCGCGCTCGACGTAGCACATGCCGAATTTGATTTCGTGCATGTAGGTCTGCCAGACGTCGAGCTGTACGGTGAACTCGGTCGTGTGCGGCGCAACGTACTCTACGGACGTGATGAAGTAGTAGAACGTGTTGCGGGAATTCACCGAATCAGCAGCATTCCTCACACACATGTAATTGTACTCATTCGCCTGGCTGAACGGAATATCAAGCCTTACAGGCTGCCCCTGAGCACAATACGTCAAACCATTGACGACAAGCTTAATGCCCTTCTCATCATGATAGTTCCACGCCTTGTCATAATCATCGAACCAGACAATATCACGGTACGTGGAATCCCATTTCACGCGCGAAAGAACAACCGTGGTGCCCGGCGTCCACACGGCATAATTAAAATCGTATCCGAAATCCCCAATATCTTCAGGGGGCTGATATGAAGTCATGAAAGAAGAATACCACGGCCGTCGTAACGACGGCCGTGGTATTCAAGGAAAGGATGGTTACTCCTTGGGCCAGACCTTCACAGCCTTGGAGGCATCCACCGAAACCTGCACGGTCACCGGTGTCTGCGTGATCCGCTTGTGAGTCGTCGGATCGATGTAGGTGATCGAGCCCACGACCGTGAGCGTCTCCGCCGTCTCATCCAGGCCCACCTTGAGCACGCCCTCATTCGTGATGCGAGTACGCTGACTCTTCGCCCCGGTCACCGAGAAAGCAACACCGAACTCATAGTCGTAGGTGTTCTTCCCTGCGACCTTATGGACAATCTCGATGTTCTCGCCCGGCAGTGCCTTCGCCGTCGTCGAAACCGAGGCACCAGTATCAGCGTGGGCCGCCTTCTCGATCGTCAGCTTCAGCTCGCTCGGCTTGATCGTGATCGTAGAATCGTCATCGCCGGTCCACAGGGCGACGGCAGGCACGAACAGGGAGGCACTGATCACCTCCCAGTGGTGCAGGAAGTAGTTGGTGCCCAGCGAAATCGCGTTCGGCTGAGATTGGTTCTCAAGCAGGTTGTCCGCGATGACGAAGAAGTCCTTCGTCGTCAGGATCGCCTGCGTCTTCTCCATCCCGAAGTACTCTTCCGGAATGGTGACGATGCGCCCATTGAGCTGGCTGAACTCTTGGTTGAAGGCGGCGGACCACGCCTCGACACCGATGTTCGCCATCACCTCGGGGGTTGTGACCAGCACCAGATCCTCGGGCTTGGCGAAAGTCTCCATGTGCGCCGCATTGTACTTGCGGCTGATGAACTGGAGATTGCCGGCGAGCGCCTGCGTCTTCTTGATGAAGGCCTTCGAATCCGCCTCGGTGGCGGCAAGGGTGCGCAGGTTCGGGACCTTGGCGTGCCAGAAACCGCCGTTGGCCTCGTACTCGGCGAACAGCGACGTGGTCTGCAGGAACTCATCCCACTGGTCCGACGTGGTCGGTACCGCAAGAATCTGCTGCAGATACTGCTGCAGACCGGACTCATCCAGGAAGGCGCGGCGCACTTGATCACGGTTCACGGTGATCTTGTAGTACTCGCGCCGGTTCACCGTGTGGAACTGGGATGCGACGTTGGGCTTACGGGCCGCGAATAGATCCTTCTCCATATAGTCGCGGTCGCCGGAGTACAGGTAGGACTCGATGAGGCCCTGCTGCACCTCTTCGATCGTGTCACCGAACTCAAGCATGCCGCGCTTGAAGATCGCGAGAGGGTTGTTCCATGTAATGTCGCGGAGAATGTACGTGCCGATCCGATTGACGAGCGCGTCACAGAACTCATTGTACGACGGCGTGTAGGACATGAGGCTGCGGAGCGTCGCAGAAATATTGCCCTTGGTCGCCTCCGGGACGCGCCTCTGATAGTCGGCGGACGCATCATTGCGAATGCGGTTCAGCGCCTCAATATTATCGATCCCGCGAATCTTACCTGTGGGCTGCATTAGTTCTTCTCCTTGTCATTGCCCTGGTTCTGGAAATAAGCGTCGATTGAACCATCGTCCTGATAGTCGTCAACATTATCGGAATCGCCGGACTCGGCAGTAGAACCACCGTCCGATACCGCGGTCAGAAGATCATAGTTCTTGCTCTTCAGCGAATTAACGAGATCGTTCAGCTCGCCATTCTGCGATGTCATCTCCTCGATCTTAGTCTTCGCCGAATCAAACCCGCTGCTCACCTCATCGTAGGCGCCACGCAGATCATCATAAATAGTGGCCGGAAGGCCGTCCTCTGGCGGATTCTGAAGCATATCTACAAGAGAATTGAAGTCCATTTTACTTCTCCATAAAGGTAGGGTAGGAGCTCTACACCCCTACCCTACCAGCTAACCGGAAATTCTGGCTACGGCAACAGCCGACTACCAATCGAATGCGGTGCCCGGCGGCATTCAATCCGTGGTACCCGGGCAGCCCTAGTCACTCGTCGCCAGACTCCGGGGCCTTGTAGCCGTGCTCGACCGCCCAGTCTTCAAGAATCTTACGGAGCAGGAGGGGGCGCTTGAGGCGCAGGTCCCACTGCTTCTCTTCGATGAACTCATCGAGCTTGCGGTCAATGCTGACGGTGATGTTCTTCTTTGCCATGATATTCTCCTTATGCGGCGAATGTAAATGAGGTTGGCTTCAGGACTACTCCTCCTGGAACCTTTGTAGGCATGAGTTTACCATACCATCGTTGATCTTCAAGTAAATCTTCCGGTGTGATCTGCGCCGCAAGGTATTTCGGTAGCCCAGCAATGTGCGTTTCCGGAACGCCGTCGATCACCTCACAGTACTGTTTAGCGCGCACGAAGATCGCCCGTGAGAACGTGGCTTCATGCTTCCAGGCCCCAATGTTCGTCGGATGCACGGTGATCTGATTCGGCTTCTCCGTCCCCAGAAGATGTAGCGAATCAGTGTCGGCGTACAGGAAGCGGTCATAATTGAGCTGCGCCGAAGTGACGGTGTGGTGGCGTGCCCATGCGGTCACAAAGCAGCCGACGGGGGTGTAGACGGGGTCGGCGCTGTCCGCGGGACCGCTGATCAGCTTGACGTGGTCGCCGTCGAGGATGGGCTTCTTCCCGGTTGTGTTCGTGTTCTTGGCGAATTTTCCGTAAAGTGAATTCAGCATTAATTTGGCGATCGTTCGCTTGCCGCCGGTCGAGTTGGCCTTAACTTCCATCCATTTATCAATATAATCGGCGATCATTCCACGTTCGCTATCAAAAGTGAATGTACCGTTGCAGGTGATAATATTCAAGTCATAATGCTTCGACCATAGGTCTAAATCAACCGACGTGCACGTTAATGTCGTCGGCTCATCAATGGCCTTCACGTACTCTGCCCCGTTAAAGAACCGAGAGCGCTTGATCTGAATGCAGGGGATGTGATCTTCCTTCAGTTTCGCGGTTACTGTTACAGAAGTAATGAACAGGCCGTCGTCAGGAATATAGTCAACGATATTGGGCTTGCCGAATGGTAGTGGATCCTCGTGCATGACGTACGGATACAATGAATTTACGTCATACACGTCGCCTGCGCCCACGATGCGGCGAGAAAAGCGGGGGTTAGCATACGTGAAGCCACCGCGATACGCTTGTCTGATCTCCTGATCTAAGCTGGCGGGGAGAACGGGGAAAGACTTCGTGAACGCCGCCTGCCCGCCGTAGACCTTCTTGAACTCGGCCATAGCGTCGCTGCCCACGGTAAGGTTCGTCAGGCCATGAGAAAGCTGCTCGGCGAGCGCGCGGGCCACAATCTCGACGTCACGACGCAGGTAGTCCCACTCCTCTTCAGTGGGAATGTAGCCGACCGGGCGAGGTTTGTCGTAGCCGATCTCGCCCTTGGGCTCAGGTAGATCGAAGGCCTTTGCGATCGCTGCAACGGGCATGGGAATCTTCTTGAGCGAATCGCGGATCTCGGTAACAACACCGTGCACATTAATGGTAATGGTGTAAAACTTGCCCATCTTATCGATGAGAGTTGAGAACTCCATCTCCCCGGGCTTGCCTTCAACCCACTTCCAGCCATTCTTCATAATGTAGTCAATAATAAAGATGCCATCGAAGGAAAGATTATGGAAGTAGGTTGTCGTTGCCCCTTTCCCTAGGTAATCGATGAATGAACCAATATCAGTTCCACGCCTGAGGTCCTTGAGGTTGTGAATATCCACCGATGCCCACGCCCATACTCGGCAGTCATTCTCATCCGTGGTCGTCTCGAAGTCAGCGCTTCTTACGGCGACGGAGCTTTTTGCGCGTCTTTTCCGGCTTGATTTCGAGATTTTCGGCTTCATCGATCATACCAAGGAGAGTGAAGATTTTTTCATCATAGTCATCAAGTATCGCGGCAATAGCGCGCTTACCGATCTTGTCGTTGTCCTGGTTGTGGATCGCCCAGTAAAGACGGGAGAGGCGATCCGCGAAGTAATCATCATTACTCCACATAAACCAGAGCTTATCGTCTGGAAGATCGAGAACCCTGCGCAGACGATCATCGCCGACCTCATCAATCATGTCCGAGATATTCTGACGTGCTTGAGAGATCGCCTTATTGCGGCCCCGCGTCGTCTGGCGCTCATTCATGCTCTTGGCAATAGTGTACGCACCCTCGTCAGAGCTGAAGCGCCGCGGAGTAGGAAGGCGATACTCAACCAAGGATTCGGCACTACCGGATTCCAGGTAGGCCTTCTTGACGCGCCAATCCTCGTCATACTCTTTCGCTGTGATGCCAACCCATGGGATGAAGGTTCCTGCAACCGATTTCTTGTACTCACGCTTGCGCTCATTATCACGCTTATACTCGCGGCGCACGGCACGCATGGCGTCACCGCTAATGATATTCCCCCGAGCTCCCGCGTAATATGTGGTGCCTTGGTAGAGAAACTTATCAAGGCGTTCGAGATGGCGCTTCACCTGCGCCGTCGTCATGCGATTGATGCGTGCCTCGCCCTTGCGCACATCATATTCTGTGCCCGCAATATCAACGCCGAACTGTCCATTGTTCAGGTCAGTGAGCAGGCCGCCCGCGCGGGGATTGTAGGTGCCCTGCTTGATGAGGCGGACCTTGCGTGTGGCGCGGGCCTCAGCTTTGAGGGCTCTGAGGCGCAGGTCTCCTAGTGATGGTTTGCCAGTCATGAAAGCTCCTCCGCCCCTCCGTGTGGAGGAGCGGAGGAGCTTCTATGCATTGTAGACGGTCAGGCAACCTCAAGGGAGTAGAAGCGGCGCATCTTGGTGCCCTTCTCGACCACCTTGACGGTGAGGGGCTGCTCCCACTCGTTCGGGTCTCCGAAGATGGAGATGATGTTCCTCACGCTGTTGAGTAGGCCCTTGGAAGTGGCGGAGTAGACCTTGCCGTCGTCGAGGACGAGAGTGGTGCGGGGGACGGTGATGACCTCATTGTCCTCGCTTGTGATCTCGACTTCCTGCACGATGATGTGCTTGAGTCCAACGACGCTGCCGACAAGGTCGGCGACGGAGTCGGAGCCGTTGACGGCTTGGTAGACGGTCTTCTTGTCCTCGAGGGTTGTGCCCTTGATGGTGCTGTAGAAGCCGCTGGCCTGAAGGTTGGCGGCCACGTTAACGGATGAGATCTCGTTCGATGCCATCGGAGATGATCCTTTCATGTTGTTCGAAGTACACGCTTGTAGGCGTGTGTCCTGAGTGTACCACACACATCAGAACGGCTAGGTATTCGATGTATTCTGGTTTCGGAATGTTACTTAGTGAAATGCTGTGTGTTGATAATTTGTTCTCTGTCTCACCTTCGTAGATATCGATTGTGCCCCTACCGTGAATGTAGTGAACATCAGCGGTGTAGCGATGGATCGTTGACTGAAGTCTGTCGGGATCGACGTCATCTACCTGTCTGATAGTTGTTTGCCATTGAAGGTCAATGGTCTTAACAACCCTCTTATCGCCCGATGGTGACGTTGTTGATCGATTAGTGTCGATCTCCTCCTTGAGGACTTCAACTTCAGTGTCTTCTAGAGTTGATATGTAGATACCCATATCAGAAAAGATAGCCCGTGTTCATCTTTTCGTCAACATCTTTTGGTTTGTCAACTCGAACCGGAATGGTCTCTAAATAGACCCAGCAAAGATCGCGAAACATCTTTTCAATAATGTCATCATCTTTCATGAACGGATCATTGATAACGATTGAACATTGGAAGATTCTATCCATCTCCAACACGCCGGTCACCGCATTACCGTGCTTGCTGATGCGTATGGTGTGCGGGGTGGGGCAGTGGAAGGTAATGATGGTGACCGCACTCCGTTTTAGGAATGTGAAGGAATATTCCTCACCTTCGAGAAGATACTTTCGGGTTTCCACTGAAAAGCTCCTCGTCAATAATATTCAGAATGGAACGGTAAAATTTTGCTGATCGTGCTACACCTCTTTTGGTTGTGAACGAATACTTCCCACCTTTATATGAAAGATTAAAGTCGGAGTTTTCTACGATGATATGCGATTCAGGAAAGGAATTCATGAGAATCGCAACTACCTTGACACACTCTTTAAGCATTGCCCACGCTCTTTTCTACTTCGAGTACCGCTTCAAGCTGAAGCGCCGAGTCAAGAGCTTTCTCACTGATCCTGAAATTATTGTAATAAATAACATCCTCGTCAACCTTGATATCGGCCTTAAGCATAGGGAGATAGTACTCGCGCGTCGAATACTTCTCCAGTACTTCAGCTAATGTACCCTTCATTTATGTATTTCTCCATTCTGCTAGCAAGACTGTCAACATCATTCAACGTAGCTTCACGCCCATCAATAAACCAACGCCCACCCTCATAGCGAACCTCATAATGCGCAGAAACAGTCCAATAAATATCGGGCCATATCATCACACCCCTAACGGTAAGAGGAGCCTGTAAAGCATTCAGGCGAAGAATCAACGAACGTGACGGAGAATCCATCATTCCTCCATGCCCTCCATCCTGGTAACAAGATCATCAATGTCACTTGACACAACCTCGCGACCATCAATAAACCAACAGCCAGTCATGTACTGAACATCGCAAAGACAAGTGCCACTCCAAAAGATATCTTGCCACACCATCATGCCCCTAATAGTAAGAGGTTGTCGCAAAGCATTCAAACGAAGAATCAAAGAACCCGTCGAGTAATCCTTAGTAGTCATCTCAACTCACCTCCAACGAAAGAATAATCCTCATAGTCCTCTCACTCACCTCATGACCATTGACATACCAAACACCCTCAAGATACGTCACAGAAAGCGGTGAAAGCTCAACAAACCACTCAGCATGAGCAGGGATCACATGCCGGTCACCCAACCTATCCAGCCGATCCAACAAAGCCTCCATGCCTTCCTTCCCGGAGCGGACCATCCGCCCCTCTGAACATGAATTAAGAATAGCAGCAATGAAGATGAAGCACAATGCAAAGTGGAGTGATGTGAAACACACAAAGCAGAGTGTGACCCAGCGCACGTACAGTGAACGTGACAGACACCACGTTACAAGACGATCACAACCCTTGACACACAGAATGTTCAGAAATGGGGAAGAGGGGGAGGGAAATGAACTGAATACCACTACCCC